TCGAGAAGACTATGGAAGGCGACTTCGAAACTGACTCTATGCGCTACAAAGCGACAGAGCGTTACGACGTTGGCTTCACTGATCCTCGTGCAATGTACGGCACTGCTGGCGTCTAAACCCAAGCGGGGGGTTCGCCCCCTGCGCTTTAAGGAGAAAAGACAATGGCAAATCAAGTGACCAATATCGGCGGCATGTTGTCAGCCGTTACTACAACTTTTGCATATACCGATGCAACAGCAGTAACGATTGCAACAATTCCCGCTGGTGCACAGATCCAGAACATCCACATCGATGTGACTACAGCATTCAACGCTGGTACTACAAACACTGTTACCGTTGGTAAAACAGGTTCTGCCGCCGCTTTCGTTACCGCCACTTCGGTTGGTAGCGCAGGTCGCGCATCTGTTGCTTCAACGGGCGTATACAGCGCATGGGCAAACACTGGAACCAGTGATGTCAGCGCTACTATTACGTACAGCCAAACTGGTACTGCCGCTTCTGCTGGCGCCGCTCGTGTGACGATCATTTACAAATACGCTGACGTCTGAAGGAGCACATCATGGGTCAATTTAAACCAATGGTGAAGATGATGACGACTGAACCAACAGTCGAACTCAAGCTCAAAAAAGGCGGATCCGTTAAAAAGGCTGACGGAGGAATGATGGGTATGCCCATGGCTTCTTCTATGCCTGCACGCGGTGGCATGATGCCTGTCGCTACTCCTAAGCGTCCTTCTATGGCGGCACGTCGTGCGGCTATGTTGGGCATGAAGGGTATGCAGGGCGGAATGAAAGAAGGTGGCGAGTCCAAGTCCATGCACAAGGCTGAGATGTCAAAGATGAAGGGTCTTGAAAAAGAGCTGAAGTCTCACGAAGGTAAGCCTGCAAGCAAAGGTCATAAAGGTCTGGCTACTGGTGGCGTCTTGAAGTCAACGAAGCCCGGCAATTACATGACGGGCGGCGTGGTCAATGGTCAAGCTGGCTTTAAAAAGGGTGGCGCTATCGCTAAAGATGGCATCATCAACACCGAAGGTCAAGGCGGCGCTTATCGCGACACCAAGATGGACACAGCGAAACCTAATCACAACAGCGCCCCAACAGGTGATGTCAAGTTAGGTAACGGCGGTGGTTACAAAAAAGGTGGTGCGACAAAAAAGCGCTTCGCTACGGGGGGAGCTGTTAACGACAGCGGTCGCGCCGTAGCATACCCAGCTAAGAAGAAATCTGCTCCTGTCAGCAATGACCGTCAATCTGGCACCTTTAAAAAGGGTGGCAGTGTGACCCCAGCCGAGAAGAAACTGCAAGGTGACTTTAAGGCAGAGAATGCTACTGCGATGAAGCAAGCGAAAGCCCAGAGCAACGAGAAGTATCAATCTGGTGGGAGCGTGACTGATGCCTCCAAAGGCGCTTACGACAAATCAATCGGCCCCAGCAAGGAAGAGATGGACATGGCTAAAACCATCCGCAGTATTCCTAGCAAGCTGTACGAGGGTGCTAAGAGCCTGTTTACTAGCAGTGACAAGCCTGCGGGTTCTGTTACTAAGACTGAAAAGTCTGTGACGGTGTCTCCTGCTAAGAAACGTGGCGGATCAGTAAAGTGCTGAACCTAAGTGGGGGCTTCGGCTCCCACTTTTAATTGAGGATTAAATTATGGCTGATGCAGTTACAAGTCAAACGCTACTCGATGGTGAGCGTCTTGCAATTATGAAATTTACAAACATCAGTGATGGCACTGGTGAAACGGCTGTTACAAAGGTAACCGCTTCAAGTCTTACTGCCAGCAATTCTGGAAAAGCTTGTACAGGTGTGGTTGTTAACAAAATCACTGCGGTTTGTCATGGCATGGAAGTACGTATGTACTGGGACGCAACAACAGACGTTCCTTTTTTCCTGTCAAACGTAAACAGTAACTACACCAATGATTTTTCTACTTTTGGTGGTATTACAAACAACTCTGGTGCTGGTAAAAATGGCAACATTGTTTTTAGCACATCAGATGCAAGTGCTGGCGATACATACACTGTTGTTCTTGAGATGGTTAAGTCCTACGCCTAATCATGCCAAGCAAATCACCAGCTCAACATCGATTGATGGAAGCCGCCGCTCATACAAAGGGCGGCTATGGTGGTGTTCCCCAAAAGGTCGGCAAAGAGTTTGCCAAGGCTGACAAGGGTAAGAAGTTTAAAGAAGGTGGTCTCTATGACAACATTCATGCAAAACGTGAAAGAATCTCTGAAGGCTCTGGGGAGAAAATGCGCAGAGTTGGTAGCGAAGGTGCGCCAACGGCTAAAGCCTTCAAGCAATCCGCCAGAACAGCCAAAATGAAGGATGGAGGGGTCAGCCTCTCCATTGGTCGCGGTGAGAAGCTACCTGCCGACAAGGGTGCTGGTTTGACAGCCAAAGGTCGTGCCAAGTACAACCGTGAGACAGGATCAAATTTAAAGGCTCCACAACCCCAAGGGGGCTCGCGTAGAGACTCGTTTTGCGCGAGAATGGAGCCTATAGCAGAAAAGAGCGAAAAGGGTAGTCGAGCACGTGCTTCGATGCAACGGTGGAACTGCCCAAGCTGGTAAGGAACAACAATGGCGTACTCGGATACATACGGTCAAACAGTTAACGTCCAAACCTTGATCGATCATGGTGCGAGACGTGCAGGCAAATTAGCCGAAGAGTTGACCTCTGAGCAACTTGTGTCCGCTCGTCAGTCTTTGAGTTTTCTCCTTCAAAACCTGATCAACATCGGAATACAGTACTTTGCCATTGATAAGCAGGTTTTGGGCGTTTCTCCGAACAATTACATATACACCCTACCCGCAGGTGCAAACGACGCCTTAAACGTGCTCTATCGCACCATGAGCCGCCCTAGCGCAAGCTACACATCCTCTGCTGGTGGTACGGTTGGTAACGTGGGTGACAACGACGTAGACACGTTCTGCTTACAGACAAGCGCAAACGGGAACATCTCAGCAAATTTTGGGACAAACCAAGACATTTATGCTGGCTCCATCGGTATCCTGCCGTACATAGCAGGTGGTGGAAGCGCTACATGGACGTTGACCCTCGAGTACTCAACAGATAACAGCACTTGGACAACACTACAGAGCCTTGGCGCCGTAGCTGTGACTGATAACCAGTGGATTTGGACTGACATAAACCCCGGTCAAGCCGTCCAGTACTACCGCGTTCGCGCCTCTGGTGGGACTACCTTGGCTTTGCGTGAGTTCTACGTTGGAAATAATTCCACCGAGATCACCATGTCTCGCCTAAACCGCGACGACTACACCAACCTGCCAAACAAAAACTTCACATCAAACCAACCCTTTCAATTCTGGTTTGATCGCACAATTCCTTTGCCCTCGTTGTACTTGTGGCCCGTCCCCAGTGACCCCTTCGTCCAAATCACCGTGTGGTACAGCAAACAGATCATGGACGTTGGTTCATTGACAAACGAGCTGTACATCCCCACTCGGTGGTACGAGGCGACGCTGATGATGTTGTCGCATAGGATGGCGCTAGAGTTGCCCGGCGTCGAGATGGCGCGCATCCAATACCTTGAAGGTCAAGCCGAGAAGTACCTGAACCAAGTTGAGCAGGAAGAGCGCGACAAGTCTCCCATCTACTTTGCCCCAAATATTTCCGTGTACACAAGATAATGCCAACCTTTCTTGACACTCGTGGAAACGCCACCTTATCGATTGCAATTTGCGATAGATGCAGGATGAAGCGCGCTCACGACGAGATGAGACCTGACCCCAATTTTCCCGGTCTCCAAGTCTGTGGGCAAAACTGCGCAGACGAGAAAGATCCCTATAGACTTCCAGCCCGTAAAACTGAGAGAATAACGATCAGATTCCCACGTCCTGACGTGAGCGTTGCCGCCAATGACAACAACATTGTCACTACCCAAAACGGTATCACTGGTGGTAGCTTTATCATCTCTACTGAGGGTAATGATCAGGATCCTGAGAACAACGGTAACCTAGACCAACTGAGCCCATAATATGTCCGCACAAGTAACGATCACACAATTACCTGCCGCTGGTGCCATTACTGGTTCAGAGTCTGTACCTATCGTCCAGAATGGTCAAACCGTACGCACTACAACAGGTGCGATTGCCGCATCACCCGCACTAACGGCAACATTCTTAACAAAGAACCAAGAGCCAACACTGGCAAACAGCCGTTATCTGTCAGCCAATACTGGTTTGACTTTAGCTGATGGTGGCGCACAGTCTTACTACCAAATTGGGTTAACTGGAGCAATTTCTGAATTAAACGCTCTTGGTGGTGGCATTGTTGTTAAGAACGGTGCTGGTACGCTGATAAACCGTTCCATAGCCACGTCAGGAGCTGGTCTAAGCGTGTCTAACGGTGACGGCTCTGGTGCTAACCCAACGCTTGCTTTGAGTGGCGTAGCGTTGGCTGTAGCGAACTTGTCTGGAACTGGAATGCTGGCGTTGGTCAGCAGTGGTACATCCGTTGCTGGTCGCGATCTGACTGGTACAGCAAACCAAATCACCATCACAAATGGAAACGGCGCGTCAGGTAACCCAACTTTTGCAATTGCATCGGATGCGGTGTTGCCCGGCACCGGAGGCGTGGTCGTCCCCAACGGAACAACAGCTCAAAAACCAGCAGGATCTTCAGGTCAGATCCGATACAACACCGACTCTCAAGTCTTTGAGGGTTACGCCGCTGGAGCTTGGAATCCTTTTAGCTTGGCTGGTGGTGTATCTACATTTAGCGCTGGATCCACAGGTTTTACGCCTTCTACCGCTTCTAGTGGTGTTGTAACCCTTGGTGGTGTATTAAACGTAACCAATGGTGGTACTGGCGCTGGAACTTTGACTGGCTATGTCAAGGGTTCTGGTACGTCCGCAATGACTGCCAGCGCGACTATTCCAAACACAGACATCACTGGTTTGGGGACAATGTCCACCCAAAATGCTTCTGCTGTTTCGATCACAGGTGGTACAGCCTCTGGTGTTGCTATCACAGGTAGCACCATCAATAGCTCGGTAATTGGCGCAAGTAGTGCGGCGGCTGGTACGTTTACTTCCGTGGCTATGACCACTGGAACGATTACCACATTACCGTCAAATAACACTGACATTGTCAATAAAGAATACGCTGACTCCATTGCTTCAGGTATTAACTTCCACGCATCTTGTAATTTAGCATCTGCCGCCGCTCTTCCTTCTTGCACGTACAACAATGGAACTTCTGGTGTTGGGGCTACATTGACCGCAACTGCAAATGGCGCATTGACTGTTGATAGCGTTCTGACAGTTGCAAACAACCGAATTTTGGTAAAGAACCAAGTTAGTGGTGCGCAAAACGGTATTTATGTTGTTACGCAAGTAGGCACAGCAGGAACACCTTTCATTCTGACTCGTGCTACTGACTACGACACTAGCGGCTCTGGAACTAACGAGATTGATCAAGGCGACTTTGTTTTGATTTTGTCTGGCACAAATTACGCCAATACATCTTGGGTTCAGCAGACTCCACTACCTATTATTGTAGGCACAACAGCAATTGTTTGGGTTCAGTTTGGCGCTCCTCTTACCTACTCTGCTGGCACTGGTCTAACTGAGTCTCCCACTTATACTTTTAACATCGCCAACACTGGTGTGACTGCGGCTACCTATGGTTCAGCCTCACAAGTCCCTGTTCTTGCTGTAAACGCCCAAGGTCAACTGACTTCAGTTACCAATACATCAATTGCAATCGCTTCTGGCGCTGTATCAGGCTTAGCGGCTTCCGCAACGACCGACACTACCAACGCATCCAACATCAGCTCAGGAACGCTAGGAACAGCTCGTTTGAGCGGTTCTTACACTGGTATTACTGGTGTGGGTACGCTCACTGCTGGTACATGGAACGGCTCAACAATTGGTATTGGTTATGGCGGTACAGGTTTAACTGCTACACCCACCAACGGTCAATTGGCTATTGGTAACGGAACTGGTTACACCTTAGCTAACTTGACCGCAGGTACAAACGTCAGCATTTCAAATACTGCTGGTGGCATCACGATCTCTGCAACGCCTTCTTTTGGCGGTACGGTGACATCGGTTGCTATGACCGTGCCTTCATTCTTGTCAGTGACTGGTTCTCCCATCACGACAAGCGGCACATTGGCTGTTAGTTTGTCAGGAACAGCTCTGCCAGTAGCAAATGGCGGTACAGGTGCTTTAACGCTTGCAGGCTATTTGTACGGAAACGGCACATCAGCAGTTACCGCCTCGACAACCATTCCAAGTACAGCAATCACTGGTTTGGGAACAATGTCAACACAAGATGCTGTTGCTGTGGCAATAACTGGTGGCACAATTAACGGCACAACGATTGGCGCAACAACTTCGGCAAATGGTACATTTTTGACTGTGACTGCCACAACTGGCATCTTCGGAGGAACCTTCTAATGGCGGCTTCAGGCTTTACCCCAATATCGCTGTACTACAGCACGACGGCTTCTGCCGTTCCTACTTCTGGAAACCTTGCTAATGGTGAGTTAGGTCTCAACATTGCTGACATGAAGCTATATGCAAAGAACAGCGCAGGTACTGTTACTCTGTTGGCATCAAATACTGGCGCTACAGGTACTGTTTCTAGTGTTGCTCAATCATTTACAGGTGGCATAGTTTCAGTTGGCGGATCTCCCGTTACTACTTCAGGAACTCTTGCTTTAACTGTTGCAGGAACGTCTGGCGGTGTGGTTTACTTTTCAAGCTCTAGCGCATGGGCATCATCTGCCGCATTGACACAATATGGTGTTGTACTTGGTGGTGGTGCAGGAGCCGCACCTACATCAACTACAGCAGGAACTGCTGGGTATATTCTCACATCAAACGGTTCAGGATCCGCCCCTACATTTCAGGCGTCTACTGGCGTTTCAACAGGCAAATCTATCGCAATGGCGATGATCTTCGGGTTCTAAGGAGCAATAAATGGCAAATCCAAACATCGTAAACGTCACGTCGATCTACGGCAACACGTCTTACTTGATTCCTAGCACGACAAGCGCAACAACTTGGACTGCATTAACCCCTGCCGCTGGCACTGTCAACAAGATTGACAACATCGTCGCGGCCAATGTGACGGCCTCTGCTGTTGCTGTGACCGTGTCAATCAATAGCGCAGTTAGTGGTGGTGGTACAGCTTACCGAATTGCCTACCAGATCAGCGTCCCTGCCAACGCATCGCTCATCGTTGTGGATAAGACAACCGCTTTTTATGTAGGCGAGGCTCAATCCATCGTGGTGACTGTTGGCACTGGCAGTGCAATTGAATTGACAGCAAGCTACGAAGCAATCACCTGATAGGAGCGACTTTATGTCGATGCGCTATCAAGCCGCCATATTGACGGCATCTTATTTTCCGTTGAAGACGCCTGATGCTCCAACGATTGGCACAGCCACGGCTGGAAGTTCTTCTGCATCTATAACATTTACAGCGCCTACAAATGTAGGTGGTGGTGCTATTACGGGGTATACGGCAAAGGCGTTCCCCGGTGGTATTACAGCAACGAGTGCTTCTTCTCCGATCACAATCAGCGGATTGACCAACGGTACTGCTTACACAATTGTAGTTACTGCAACTAATGCATTTGGCGAAGGCCCAGCAAGTTCTGCTAGTGGCTCAGTAACGCCAGTCAATGCCACTCCTACAGTAGAGTATCTTGTTGTTGCAGGTGGTGGTGGTGGTGGTGATAACAACTCTGGAGGCGGTGGTGCTGGAGGTTACAGAACAGCATCTGGGTTTGCTGTTTCTGTTGGCTCTTCAATTACTGTGACTATTGGGGCTGGCGGTGCATATGATGGTTATAGGGGAACTAACTCTGTGTTTGGGTCAATTACGTCAACTGCTGGCGGCGGCGGCGGAGGGGCATCAAACGCTGTAACTCAATTAGACGGAGGCTCTGGTGGTGGTTATGGTGGTTTAGGTAACACGCCTTCAACTTCACCAAGCCAAGGTAGCAATGGCGGTTCAAATCGTATGTCAGGCGGTGGTGGCGCAAGCCAAGTTGGTTATGAAGAAGGCTACCCAACAGGTGGTAGTTATCTTGGTTCTGACTATGGTGGCAAAGGTGGTAATGGCACTGCATCTTCCATCTCTGGATCATCCGTAACTTATGCAGGTGGGGGCGGCGGATATGGTGATATTCAGGGTGGGAACCCCGGGGCGGGTGGCGGTGGCTATGGCACATCATTAACAAATACTCCTCCATCAACAGCAGGAACCGCAAACACAGGCGGTGGTGGTGGTGCTGGTCGTACTGGTTATTACGTTGGTCAGGCGGGCGGTTCTGGAGTTGTCATCATTCGTTATGCGAACACATATGCCGATGCCACATCAACTACTGGTTCACCTACATTTACCAATACTGGTGGATACAAAATTTACAAATGGACGAGCAGTGGCTCGATCACTTTCTAAGGATGATCAATGCCTAATTTCAATGGACTTTGGACATCAAGACAGCAGTTGCAAGCAATTGCCGCAAGTCTCTGGCCCTCGAAGCCCGGCGCGCCCACGATTGGCACAGCGACCGTAGCAAGCGATACTTCGGTGTCTGTAACTTTCACTGCGCCATCGCAAACTGGTTATCCAACAAGTCTTACATACACGGTGACCTCAAGTCCCGGAGGCATCACAGCAACTGGGGCTTCTTCGCCAATTGTAGTTACAGGGTTAACTACAGGAACTGCTTACACATTTACTGTGACCGCAACCAATGCAAATGGTACTGGCCCTGCAAGTGCGGCAAGTAATAGTGTGACTCCTGCGTCTACAACTCCACCTACGGTTGAATACTTAGTGGTTGCTGGCGGGGGCGGCGGCGGTAGGGCTGGCGGTGGTGGTGGCGGTGGCGGCGCTGGCGGCTATAGAACCGCTTCTGGCTTTGCTGTATCTGCTGGGTCGCCTATTACCGTTACTGTGGGCGGTGGTGGTGCTGGCGCAACTACAACATATGGTTCTAATGCTCCAAATGGTAGCAATTCTGCTTTTAGTTCTATTACATCAACTGGTGGTGGCGGAGGTTCTTCTGCTAACTCTTCACTAAGTTATTCAGCCGCTGGAAGTTCTGGTGGTTCTGGTGGTGGTGGCGCTCAACGAAGTTCTAACGCTATTGGAGGATCGGCATCTCCATCTGGACAAGGAAATGCTGGTGGTAATGGTTCGTTGGCTGGCGGGGCTGATGCTGGCGGTGGTGGGGGCGGCGCTGGAGCAGTTGGAGGAGCCGCACCTAGTAGCGCTACTGGAGGCGCTGGTGGTATTGGTTTGCAATCATCAATTTCTGGAACGGCTACTTATTACGCTGGAGGCGGTGGCGGTAGTGGTGATTCGGCAGGCGCATCAGGAGGAACTGGTGGAGGTGGAACTGGCGGTGGGTCTTCTGATACAGGAACTGCTGGAACGGCTAACACTGGCGGTGGTGGTGGTGGCAACGGCAGTAGCAGTTGGGAAGGAAAAGCAGGTGGCTCTGGTATTGTCATCATCCGTTATTCAGATACATACTCTCTTGCTTCCTCAACCACAGGTTCGCCGACAATCACAACTACTGGTGGCTATCGAATTTATAAATGGACTTCATCAGGTTCAATTACCTTCTAAGGAGAAAAAATGTCGCACTTTGCAAAAGTTGAAGATGGAATTGTTACGCAAGTAATTGTTGCTGAACAAGATGTCATCGACTCTGGTTTGTTTGGCACTGGCTGGGTTCAAACCTCATACAACACGCATGGAGGCGTTCATGCTAATGGCGGTACACCTTTGCGTAAAAATTACGCTGGTGTTGGCTACCATTACGATACATATCGTGATGCATTTATTCCACCAAGACCATTTAAAGGTTGGTTGTTAAATGAGCAAACTTGTTTGTGGGAATCTCCAACACCTATGCCGACTGATGGTAAACAATACCGTTGGGATGAAATTACAACTTCTTGGATGGAAGTGGTATGAGCGAACAGTACCCCGGTGGTTATATAACTAAAACGCCCCCGACGCCGACATCGTCTGCGGCTCCGGGGATGTGGAACCTTTCACAGCAAGCCGCTTTGCAAAAACAAGGCGCATGGCCTCAAGTCGTGCTAATTACACCAACCGTTGAATATCTTGTAGTTGCTGGTGGCGGAGGCGGAGGTGATGTGTCAGGCGGAGGTGGTGGTGCAGGTGGCTTTAGGACGGCTTCTGGGCTTGCGGTAACCGCTGGCTCTGCCATTACCGTGACAGTTGGTGCTGGTGGTAATGGTGGTATTTTTAATGCTGGCGGAATGACCAATGGGTCAAACTCTGTTTTTGGTTCTATTACATCGTCTGGTGGCGGATATGGTGCTGGTCGATACCCATACCCTAATGGCCCTGCCGCAAATACAGGCGGTTCTGGAGGAGGTGGTCAGCGTGATCACTCAAGTGGTGCGGCAGGAACAGCAGGGCAAGGTAATTCTGGTGGAAGTGGCACCAACCCCGGAGGCGGTGGTGGCGGTGCATCAGCAGGCGGTGCAAACAATGTAGATAATGCTATAGGAGGCAATGGTGGTGCAGGAACAGCGTCAAGCATTTCTGGCAGTTCCGTTACTTATGGCGGCGGCGGTGGTGGTGGGGCTAATACTTCAACAGGTACTGGTGGTTCAGGCGGCGCTGGTGGCGGCGGCGCTGGTGGAAATGCAACTTTTGTCGGAACCGCAGGAACCGCAAACACTGGTGGGGGTGGCGGTGGTGGAGCAGATGATCGAAGCGGGGCCGCAGGTGGTTCTGGTATTGTGATTATTCGTTATCTCTCTACCTACAATGCGGCTACATCAACAACGGGTTCTCCTACAGTTACTGTGTCTGGCGGCTATCGCATTTATCAATGGACATCTTCTGGCTCAATTACTTTTTAAGGAACAACAATGAACATTCAACTACCAATTGAGCTTGCAAACCAACTTCTTGGTTACTTGGGTACACGACCATATCAAGAAGTGTTTCAATTGATCCAAGCTATTCAAGAAGCGGCAAAGCCCCCAAAGGTCGAAGATGGAACAACTGGAGACTAAACTTGCCGTGCATGAAGCTGTCTGCTTAGAACGATACAACAGCATAGACCGCTCGTTGCGTGATGGGGACAAGCGCATGACGAAGATCGAATACTTGCTGTATGCGGTGATGGTGTGCGTGCTATTCGGCCCCGGCGTCGCTGGCGAGCTCGTCAAAAAGATCTTGGGGATATAGCATGTGGGACTGGGTCGAAGCATTCATTGCGGCGACTTTTTTAATTGTCTTTGTGCTGTTTTGCTCTTACATAATTGCGTGGAGTTGGGCGTGGTAAATGCGTTGGTTCTTGCTATTACTGCTGTTGGGGCTAGTTGGAGCCGTAGCCAAGAATGGCTGTCACGTCCGCGAGTTCTATGGAATTGGCTACACAGTCCACAATCCCACAGAACGTCATCTTCAAATGGTTCTATGGTTAAAAAACAATGCGCCGTATTGCAAAGCTTCAGACTATGTGGTCATCTGGAACAACTTGTCCGAATGGGCTGGTACGGCAGATTCAGCAGAAACTAGAGGGCTAATTATTCATGGATACAAAGATGCACTTGAACGTGAAAAAAAATGATCCCACCGCTACACAAGTTGTATCCCATGACTGGGGTAGCCGACTACCCAACTAAGACAGATGCGCTTGAACGTAGAACAGAACGTCTTGAGGAAGAGTACAAGCAGGCGCTGAAGATGCGCAAAGTAAAAGACAAAATTGATGATCTTGAATTTGAGTTGTACGTAAAGAAGGCAGAGCAGAACCAACTTAGATTAAAAATTTTTACAAATCGCAAAATAGACATATTGGTATAAACATGGTTACAAGAAAGCCCCCAGCTAAGGTAGCGCCTGTTAAGCGCAGGACTCCCAAACCCAAGGCAGAAGCTCCAGTGCCTAAACCAGAGGTCAAAAAGGACGACAGCACCATCGGCAAGGTCATTGGTCTGATTGAGTGGGTGGACAATCCTTTTAAGCTGTTCACAGTCATCCTGTTGTCGTTCCTGTTCTTTGCAGGGTATTTTGCATGGGACTCTCGTACAGTCATTTTGAACGCCATCACAAGCTCAAGCCACCAACCTCAGCTTAAAGAGATCAAGGTGCTGGAGCACGTAGCTGAAAGACTCAAGAAGGACTTGGAAGCCGAAACCGTGCTGGTTCACAAGGTCGTGCTGACTGTTAACAGTAGAACTACGCTACTTGCGTATGGCTCCAAAGGTCGGGAAACCTTGCTTGATGGCTATATATCCACCTTGTTTGGCAAAGATGCCACTCGTAATGCCGCAGTCATCGCCATGATGAACGGAGAGGTGTATTGCGACAAACTTGTAGCCTCTGGTAAAACCTCAGAGTGGGAAGAAAAACAAGGCGTAGGCTTCATTTGCCGTGGCTCTATACCACCTGAAATGGGTGCATTTGAGGGGTACATCTCTGTGGGTTTCACCAAGGAGCCACAAGACCTTGGAACTGTCAAGACTCGTATCAACCTAGCATCAACTGAAATGGCTAAATAACATGGCACAGTTTGAAATAGCTTTTGAGCAAATGATTAAAGACGAGGGTGGCTACGTCCTGCACGAGGTTGCAGGCGACACTGGCGGGTCAACTTATGCAGGTATTGCTCGTAACAAGAACCCACAATGGGCTGGTTGGGCGCTCGTTGATAAGAAAGAATTTGGTGGATCTTTGACAGGAATGGTACGTGAGTTCTACCGCACTGAGTTTTGGGACAAGATGCGCGGAAACGAGATTAACAACCAAGACGTAGCCAACACTGTCTTTAACTTTGGGGTAAATGCTGGGCTAGGCATGGCTGTAAAGCTGGCTCAGTTGATCGTTGGGGCTACCCCTGACGGTGGAATAGGCGCTAAAACCGTGGAAAAGCTTAATGCCGTAACTGATGGACAGCGGTTCAAAGAGTCGTATGCCTTGGCAAAAATTGCCCGTTACGTTGAAATTTGCAACAAGAACCCTGTGCAGGTCAAGTTCCTCAAGGGTTGGATTAACCGTACTTTGAAAGGTCTAGCATGAGTTTACTAGGCGTTAGCTCCATCATTGAAGCTGTTGGGAAGGTTGCAGGAGACCTGATCACCACCGACAAAGAGCGCATGGAAATGGAGATTGAGCAACGAAAGCTTGATCTTGAAGAGAAGAAGCTAGACATGGCTGGCGACATGGCTCAGATCGAAGTCAACAAGGTGGAGGCTCAGAGCTCGAGCTTTTTCGTTTCTGGGTGGCGTCCGTTCATCGGTTGGGGCTGTGGCATAGCTTTTATTTATTCGGCGCTTATAGAGCCTATTTGCCGCTTTGTAGCCACTACCGTGTTTATGTACAACGGCTCGTTCCCAACCATTGACACCAATTTGACCATGCAGGTCATGCTTGGGATGCTCGGTTTAGGAGCCATGAGATCATTTGAGAAGTCCAACGGAACAGCACGGAAGTGACCTTGTCACAAGTTAAAAGGCATACTAAAATGTCCCAACGAATTTAAGAGGTGAACGCATGGCGACTGCAAGTGTTATGACCTATGACAGTTTGGTCGAAAACATCCAGTCTTATCTGGAGCGTACTGACACCGCTACAATCGACAAGATCCCCTTGTTTATCATGCTTGCTGAGCAGGTTATTGCCTCTCAGATCAAGTTCTTGGGTAACTTGACGGTCAACACCAGCAACATGGTGATTGGGACTTCTACGATTGCCAAACCAGCTCGTTGGCACAAAACGGTGTCAATGAACATCACGGTTGGTGGATCACGCCAGCCAGTGCTCAATCGTCGGTATGAGTATCTGCGGGAATATTGGCCCTCCCCCACCGCCACAGGCACCCCTGTCTACTACGCTGACTACGACTACTCCAATTGGCTCATAGCGCCTACGCCTGACGTAGCCTATGCGTTTGAGGTTTTGTATTATGAGCGCGTTCAGCCTTTGGACAGCTCTAACCAAACCAATTGGTTCACCATATACGCCCCACAGGCTTTGCTTTACGGTTCCTTACTTCAGGCGATGCCGTTCCTCAAGAATGACGAGCGAATACCTATGTGGCAGGGTCAATACAAACTGATCATGGACACGCTTATGGCTGAGGATAAGTTGCGTCTGGCTGATCGTCAAGCGATTGCGAACGACTCATGAGCTACGTCAGTCCTTTTACTGGTGACGTAATTCAGCCAACGGACGTAAGTTTCCGTGCGGTTACGCTGTCTGCCAACACGCAGTTGAACTGGCCCTCCAACTCTACGACCAGTACCGACTTTGCCGCTCGCATCATGCAAGTCACGGCAACTGCTGGTAGCCTTAACTTGTACATGCCCCCAGCCGATCAAACCTCGGTTGGTAATGACGCCTTAATTCGCAACATTGGTGCAAATACATTTACGGTCAAAGACTACGCTGGTACAAACACAATTGTGACTGTAGCCGCTGGTGAGTCCAAGTACATATACATCACCACCAACGCTACAGCACAAGGTACTTGGGGGATTATTGCTTTTGGTACAGGGACGTCCTCTGCTGATGCCGCTACCTTGGCTGGCTACGGTTTGGTTGCCAGTGGTGCTACGCTGAACCAAAGCCACCCTAGTGCGGCGATCACCACTGGAACTACCTTAGCCACTACAGATCGAGCGCAAACCCGTGTGTGGGGAGGCGGCGCAGGTACGGCAACTCTGCCAGCCGCGGCAACGCTTGGAAACAATTGGTTTACGCTGTTCAAGAACAACGGCACAGGATCTTTTATTTTTTCTTGTACTGGTGCTGAGCTGATTGACGGTAACTCTACCAAGACGTTTAACCCAACTGAGTCAGCATTTATTGTATGTACAGGAACTGCTTATGTAACTGTTGGTTATGGCGTGAGCAATCAGTTTGCGTTTACTGCGCTTACAAAGAGCGTGACAGGTGGGGCTGTGACCCTCACAAATAATGAGGCGGCAAACAACATTCAAGAGTACGTGGGTAACTTGACAAGTAACTCGGTTGTGACGTTTCCTGCTGTGGTGAACTTGTATGTAATCTCAAATCAGGTGACGGACAATGGGTTTACGTTCACGGTGACAACTGGGTTGGGTTTCACCGCGACGATCCCCCCGGGTCAACAGGCGACTCTCATCTGCGATGGAACCAACTTCCTTAACGCCAATACTACTCAAGCTGGCGCCACCACTGTTAGCTTGGTGGACGGTTCCGTGGGAACCCCTGCTCTTAACTTTTCCGCTGAAACAAGCACTGGTTTGTATCGCCCTACGGCAGGTGAGCTTGGTATCTCTGTCCTTGGCACTAAGCGTGTGGGCGTAACAGCTACTGGCGTGTCTGTGACGGGTTCTGGCACGTTCTCCACAGGTATTGCTGGGGGCACGTTCACATGACCAAAAAGGTTTTTGCCCTTGACACGAAGGCTGGGATCCAGCGCGACGGAACTGTCTTTGATAAGGAGTTCTACAACTCAGGTCGTTGGGTTCGTTTTCAGCGAGGTCGTCCACGTAAGATGGGTGGTTATCGTGAGATTGTGAACGACTTGGCAGGCCCCTCACGCGGGATGTACCTCAACCCACAGCAGAACTTTAACAACGTGTTTAGTGGGTATTCGGGTGGCTTGCAGTTGCTTCCAATTAGCAGTACTGGGACGGGTTCTGGTATCACGGACATGACGCTGTCCAATTTCTCGGCAAACGCTAACAACTTGTGGCAGTTTGATACGTTCTATGACGTGAGTGGTTCTGGGGATAATTTGCTGTTGGCGCACCCGGGGCAAAACCTCTCAATCATTGACAACAACGTCAACACCCCTGTTTTGGGCGGGAGCATCACTGGCACCTCATTGGCGGCTCTTGGTGTGTTCACGGCGTCGGTGTATTTGAATTCCACCACAACCATGTACCTGTCAACCCAGAGCCTGCTGATTGGCGCTGGTCAAACAATCACAGGGACAGGTATTCCTTCTAGTACAACTGTTGTCTCTGCTAACTTACGAGTGCCAGTGTTGAATGCAGTAGCTGTTACAGGTATTGCTGGACAGTGTTCTTGCACATCTACCACTGGTCTTTATGTTGGTCAAACTGTTGCTGTATCAGGCACCTCTACTGGCACAGCTACTGGTTTAACCTCTGGCGTGACATATTTCATTATTGCTACTAACTATGCGACGACCTTCACGTTGTCTGCCTCCTCGGGTGGCGCGGCAATTACCACTACCGCTGGAACAACAACTGGCTTGGTCTTCACAATGGGTCAGATCCAAGACGTGGTTATTTCCAACGCCGCCACAACTTCTGGTGCTTCTACAATCACCTTTGACAACAACATTTCAGTCTCTGGTGGCGTGGTTACCTTGCACCCATACGTCTTTGTGTATGGCAATAATGGGTTGATCAAGAACTCTGGCGCTGGTAACGTACAAGACTGGGTCTCTGCTGACGCAAATGAGGTCTCTGTAGCGACTGGAAAGATTGTCCAAGGGCTACCTGTCAGGGGCGGCTCTAACGCGCCTTCTGGGCTGTTTTGGAGCCTTGATTCACTGATCCGTGTGTCCTACATCGGTGGTGCTGGTAGTCCTCCGCAGTACTGGCGCTATGACTTGATCTCCTCGCAGTCGTCCATCCTATCTTCTCAGTCTGTGATTGAGTACGACGGTATCTATTATTGGTGTGGTGTTGACAGGTTCTTGCTTTACAACGGTGTTGTGAAAGAGATCCCAAACAACATGAACCAAAACTATTTCTTTGACAACCTGAACTACGCTGAGCGCGAAAAGGTTTGGGTAACTAAAGTTCCTCGTTTTGGTGAGATATGGTGGCTTTACCCACGAGGTACCGCTACAGAATGTACAGATGCAGTTATCTACAACGTGCGTGAGAATATTTGGTACGACACAGGTGAAGCTTTGGGTGCTCAGCGTTCTGCTGGTTACTTCTCTCAAATCTTCCCATTTCCAATTTCCGCTGACTGGAACATAAACGCTTCAGGTGGTGTTCTAACTGCCACCATCACAAATGGTGGATCTGCATACACCAATGGTACGTACACCAACCAAGCTTTGACTGGTGGTGCAGGCACAGGAGCTACAGCAAATATCACTGTTGCAGGTGGTATTGTGACCACTGTGGTGATCAACGGTCATGGAAAGAACTACGTAGTTGGAAACACGCTGTCTGCATCAATTGCTGGTGGTTCTGGGTTTGTCTTAACAGTTGCCACTTTGATGAACTTTGTGTCTTTGTATCAAAACGAGATTGGCACAGATAAGGTTAGTGGCGCTCTTGCTGTGGCAATTGAGTCTTATTTTGAAACAAATGACATAGGTTTGGTCTCTGGTGGGCCTTCCCAGCCCTCTCCTGTTGGCGAGAACAAATGGCTCCGCTTGGAGCGTATTGAGCCTGACTTTGTACAAGCTGGAAATATGGATGTCTACGTAACTGGACGCCCATTCGCTCAGTCTGAAGATGTAACCTCTGCCGCATATACGTTTTCATCAACGACAGGCAAAGTTGACATGCGTGAACAGCGCCGAGAGCTTCGTTTAAAGTTTGTCTCTAACGTAACTGGTGGTAACTACCAAGTTGGTAAAGTAATCCTAGACGCTGACTTTGGTGACGTGAGACCTTACTGATGGCAACAATACTCAACACCGCATTGGTCTTTGACCCACGCTACCACACCTTTGAGTCGTGGGCGTCGCTTATGTGCGAGCAGTATGCCGCGCAACAGTTGGCTATACCAGATGCACAAACAAACTGGCAAGATTGGGCGGCTGGGCTGAAGGCGATTGATGTGTTTACCAACGAGGGGATCCCCGGCCCCTTCATCTTCGACGACTGGCAAGAATGGGCTGAAGCTCTTGTCAACTCAGTTAACCCATCGGTGAATTGATATGGCGTTACCAACAAATTTTTCTACTTCTTATGAAGATGTGTATGACGTTTTTGGTGGAAGAGATGCTACCAATGACTTAATCACGCAATTTAGATCTATGGGCTTAGATGAAAATGCAATTTCGTCTGTATTTGCCCCGTATCGTCCAGTCGCCACAACAGCAACAGATGGTGCATTGACACAAGTTGCAAACAATACAGCCACAGATACTACAGCCGCAAATAACACAGCCAACACAGGCGCGCTTCAAACAACACAAGACACGGCTTTTAATGCGGATAATTTAACTAACAATACAGTTGCAACAGGCGCCCTGAATCAATCCGTAAATAACACTTCTACAGCAGATAGTAGAGCGGCAAATGGCGCCCTAACTCAGGCTACTACTGGATCAACGACTGGCAATAACCAATTAAGCGGTGTAATTTTGGCTGGTGACAGTTGGTTAGCTGGTGACGACTTTACAAACATAGCTAATACTGAGTTTGGTCAAAATGTCATAAACACAGCTATAGGTGGTCAAACAACCTCAGATGTACTAAACCAATTAAATGTTTTTGAGCGAGACGGGGGAACCTTTGCGCCGGGCTCTACCGTTGTATTAAGCATTGGTGGAAATGACATTGCAACTGGTGTTGACCGAACTACCATCACCAACAACTTAAATGAAATTGTTTCTCGACTTGATGCACAAGGCGTCAAAGTAATTCTGTCTGGTGCTCCAACTGCTGACTCGTATACCGATGCTATTACACGTACAGATCTAAAGATGGACGATTTGTATAGAGATGTGGCGGCGAACAATAGCAACGTAACCCTTGTTGATGTTATGTCTGGGTTGCTAAATGACAAAACTTTGATGGACGCAAGCGGGTTCCATTTAAAAGATCAAGCCTCAAAAACAGCATATATTGACAAGTTAGAAGACGCGTACAGAGGCCTCAGTCCTATCGATAAAGCTGTAGTAGATAGTAAGTTAGCCACAGTTGACACTACAGACCTTACAGCCGTTGCTAAAGTAGTTGATAGTGTTGCTGGTACTAATATAGCCTCTAAAAGCGCAGACACAAGTACAACAGGCGCTCTAGCGCAAGCCACAACAAATAATGTTGTTACAGGCGGAATGTCTAAACCTGTTGACTTGGGCAACGGAACTTTTCGCACGTCTGGTGGAGTCATTATTGATGCCGACGGGTACCCTGTAACTGACAATTTGACTGCGGCACAAAAAGCGGAACTGACTACTGGGGCAACGACTGAAAAAGCCGCAACTGGATCGACAACTGGTAACACTGCTTCAACTGATGCTTACTTTAAAGCCAACCCAGATGTAGCCTCCGCTTATGCCACGTATGCCGCTCAAAACGGCTATATGACCCCAGATGAGTATGTGGCAGATCACTATACCTATTACGGAAGCGAAGAAGGGCGCAAGTCTCCGTTTGAACTGAGCGGCGGTTTGAAAGATTCGTTTGATTTAAAGAATGGTTTGTATTTAACCAAAGATGGGAAGATTTTTAGCGCCGATGGTAGAGATGTAAGTTCTTGGAATCCAAACTTGGTTGGAAATCCAGACATAGCATTTTTAACGCAACAAATTCTTGACCAAGGTACAACATCTAATTGGACTGGTGAAGGTTGGGGATCTAAGGAAGCAAACGCCGCAGACATAGCGGCTAAACTTTCTAAAATTGGCATCAAAAATATTTATGATTTTGGTCAAGTTGCTGAGTATGCGGCAGTAGAAGACACAGGGCAAAAACGTCTTAACGGTCAATTCCTAAACGCGCAATATAACCAAGACGGCACAGTTACATACGGCACATACAAAGGCACTGGACAACTTGATAGCGAAGGTAATGAGATCAGTACATTTGTACCAGTAGCGGCTGACGCAAAATTAGAAACTGTATATGGCGTAAATAACGGCGAAGGTTATGACTACGTTGACTCATCAAAGCTTAAGAAAATAGACGGAAAGTTAGTAGCTGAAACTGGCGGCAAAACACTTGGAAATACAAAAACTGGTGTAGCAATTACACTCGATTCCCCGCAAGAAGGTGCTTTTGGCGGAACAACCAGAGGTTCAGGAAACACTGGTTACCGCGTAGACTTCTCACAGGGCGCCCCTGTTTTCTACACAACATACGGATCTTCAAACACGTTGGTGAACATGTTTGCAGACAACCCACTGCTTGGCAAGATTGCTACTGCCGCCGCGGCTTTTTATGGTGGCCCAGCAGGCGTAGCCGCACTTCAAATGGCTATGGGAAAGAGTGCGGACGAGATAGCTAAAGCGGCACTGCTTACATACGTTGGTGGAGAGATTGCTGGAAATGTTGCTGGAAATGCTGATCTTGTTAGCACTGTGGGTGCTGATGCCGCAAACGTCATTGGACGAAGCGTAGGAAAATTTGTATCCAGCGAAGGCAAAGCAGATATTATTTCGTCATTGGTTGATGGAGCAGTTGATGTTGGCGTGGGTAAAATTACTGACAACATTGATGGCTTCAAAGATCTATCAAAAGGCGAACAAGATTTTACAAGGTCTGTAATTTCAACCACCATTAAAAACGGTGGCAATCTGTCCATGAGCGACTTGGTTGACGCCGCTCTGACTGCTGGAACAGCCGCCACAAAAGCCGTCAAGACAGATACTATCTCTACTGCTATCGCCGCTGATAAGACGATCAATGACGCTGTAACTGCTGAGATTGATAAACAAACAACCATTGACGCATCTGGTGCTCGTGATGTCAACGCCGCCGCAGAGTTTGCTGACGCACAGGGTTATACCAAGTTCACATTTGACGGCAAAACATACAACGTCGGAAACAACAACGCCGAAAATACAGTTAAACAGCTCGAGTCTGATGCACTAGCAACAAACACAGCCGCTACCACAACCGCAAACCTTAAAGGTGGTGAGTTTGAGGGTGTAGATGCGCAAGCCGCCGCTACTGCAAAAGCCAACAACACGGTTATTGGTAACGCCGAGGCTAACGATTTAGATGAAGCCGCCGCTTTGGCTAAGTTGCGCAACCCGACTGGCTCTCAATTTACATACGGTGGTCAGACATACAACATGACCGCGTCTGACTCTCAGATGCGTAATGCAATACTTGAGTCCAAACTCAGCGAAGCCACAACAGCCGCTGATGCCAAAAAGGTTGCTTTGGCTGAGTTAGGCGCCAACACTACATTCAAGTGGACAGATCCTAGTGGCAAAGAGCAGACGCTTGTAACGTCGTCAACAGCTCCAACGACTACTGCCGCAACTGGCGCAAACGCCACGATCACAAACTATGTGAACGACAAGCTGTCTAAGAACCTGACCAGTGCAGAGTTCAATCCCGCTGATCTGACTAAAGATGAGATGGCAAAGTTTGTCAGCACGTACGCTAACGCTACTGACGCACAAAAAGCTACGTTGTTAAAAGGCGCAGATTCAATGACATTTAAGGTCATTGACACGCTGTTAAAACAGACTGCCGCCCTCAACCCAACTGGGGCAGGAGATGTAGCCGCTCCTGCTGGGTCTCCCACCCTCAAAGCTTGGGACAAAGGTTCAATTGCAACTGCTGTTGACGTAGCTAAAACTGCTGGTAATCTTGCCGCGGCTGATATTGCTGGGCTAGGTGTACGTGGTGCTCAGTTCTTGGGTGACCTAATGGGTCAAGATACAAAGTCTTTTGCTGGCGTACAAAACCTATTAGTCAACGACAAAGACAAATCTATGTCCAAGTTGGTTGGCGATGAAAAAGTTATTGCAGGCGGTATTGCCTCTGGTATTGAGTCTGCGGTTGCGTACACAATTGGTGGCCCGTATGCGGGTGTTGCCACCATTGCTGGGGTCGTGGCTAACAACTCATGGGTTGAGGGCGCTAACGCTGGTTTGAGCACTACTGATAATGCCAAGCGTACAGCGGCAATGACCGCGCTTGAGGTGACTGGCGAGATGCTAGGGATCCCGGGGATGAAGGCGATCATGAAGGGCATTCCAGTCACAGGCTCTGTAACCCAAATTGTTGACACCCTAAAAAGGGCTGGTGGCGGCTTACTCAGCGAAAACGCCACAGAGCTATTAACAACCATTGCCCAATTCAGCGTAGACAAGTTTGCCTCGTTTGGTCTAAGCAAAGACGCTACGTTTGACGACTTCCAAAAAGCTCTTAAAGACACTATCATTGCTACCACAGCGGCTGTAGGAACCTCTAGCGGTATCTCTACTGCTACAAGAGCGGCAAGTGGTGCAGATACCAAACAAATTGCTGACGCTGACCGTACGGCTGTTTCCCCTGATACGTCATTGTTAACCAGCGGCGCATCTTTTGGTGCTAAGGTTGGTGACACATCCAACCAAGGTTTGAACCAAGTTAGCAGTGAAGCCATTGACTTTAACAAGCTGGATCAATCAAAGCAGACAACTATTCTTGACAGCTTGCGTAGCACAATTGCTAACGTAGGCTTGACAGCCGCCTTGACTTTAGGAAGTGTTGGCTCAATTGCCAACGCCACTGAAGTTGAGTCTTACGTTTCTACAAGCATTCAACAAGCGGCATCCTCTGGTTTGAATGTTCAGAACGCAATCGACACATCTGTCTCTAACTCAATCAGTTCTGCGATCAACAACAAGGTAAGTTCTGAGACAGCCATCAATTCAGCAGTAAGTTCTGCCGTCACATCTGCTGTTGGCAGTAACGTCAATACATCTACAGCCATCAACTCAGCGGTTTCATCTGCTGTTTCCAGTGCTGTAGCAAGCAATGTAAACGCAAGTACCGCGGTCAGTTCTGCCGTATCCTCTGCCGTATCTTCAGCCGTTGCAAACAATGTCAACGCATCTACAGCAATCAATTCGGCTGTTACATCTGCTGTAAACACTGCTTCTACAAGCACCGCAAGCACAACTGCCGCGGTAACTTCAGCCGTGAACTATGCTGTTTCGACTGCGATCAGTACAAGTGTTGCCAATAACACAATGACCGCGGCTACGGTTTCTACGGCAATAAATACCGCTGTTAATTCTGCTGTACAAGCCGCCGTTTCCAATAACGTCAGCACCACAAGCGCCGTCAACACGGCTGTGACTGCCGCAGTTCAGGCGGCTGTCGCAAACAATGTAAGTGTTGCTGATGCCGTTCAAGCCGCTGTTGCCGCGGTGACAAACTTGAACGTCAATGTTGCAACCGTTACCGCCCTTGCTACAACCGCGGCAAATGATGCAACTGAGAAAAAAGATCAAATCAACGTAATAAATGATTTGCTCGGCGGCACAACTACTGTTATAGACGACAAAAAAGTTACGCCAGTCACTCCAGTCACGCCTGTCCCCCCAGTCACGCCAAAAACTCCCACAACTCCAACCACGCCAACATCCAAAACACCAACGGCGTTAACTGCTGGTTTAATGGCTGGTATGGTTCAAGGAGCTGATTTAGGACGCCTGCCACCCCAAATGCTGAAGGCGTACATGACTCAGGACAAGTTCGTGGATCCCCTCGCTCAGCTCCATGCTTTGCAAGAAGGCATGAATACTGAGAAAATGGAGTCATTACCCAAAGTTAATACACAGGAATCAGATATGCCAGATCAGGGTACATGGAAATACGGCAACGCCCCAGACGACTTAGATACGTTGTTTGGGAATCAGCCAGAGGAGGAAGTTGCCATGAAAGCAGGTGGGTTCGTTGCCCCCTTGCAAATGGCTTCTGGTGGCGCTATGCCCCTGCCCCTGCTAGTTAAGTCTGGCGGCGCCTTGGGAGCCCTTCCTCGCCCTGATGGACGTATGGACTTCCGCCATGGTGCCCACGTAGCTGGTGACGGTGATGGACAGTCTGACGACATCAAAGCCATGTTGGCTGACGGTGAGTTTGTATTCCCTGCTGACGTAGTTTCTGCGTTAGGAAACGGCTCAACCAAGGCTGGTTCAGATAAACTATACGAAATGATGCACTCTATACGCGCCAGAGCTAGGTCTAAGAAACCAAAAGACCTACCTCCGCCAGCATTGAAATCACCACTTGACTACCTGAAAAAAACGGTAAGGAGCTAAAAAATGGGACTATTCCAAGGTGAAGCACCACCAAATGTACAGACGACCAGAGAAACGGCGGCTGTAGCTCCTCAGTA